TAAGTCAATATAATGTACCCATGATCTTACAGAACCAGTCATATAGATTCTTGTAGGAGTAGCAAGAGGTAGTACAAATCTTGCACACTCTTTTGCTATACCTGCATCAAGCATCTCTTTATATAAATGCATTCCATCTACAAAATGCTTCTGCATCTTTGCATTAAAGTCCTGAACAACAAGAGGATCTACATCATCAATACTATTCTGACGATTCTTATCATCTTGTCTTCTAAGTTCTGGTAAAGGAATTTCCTTACCCAACATACTACTATCAGCATACCTTTGAGAGAACTCTTGGTATGTAAATGATCTATGACGTAATATCTGTGCAGCAAGACCTCTGGTAGTGTTGATCTCTACTGTCATAAATGCTTGCTCAAAGACACTCCAGTGACCGTGCTGAATACAATACTTAAGAAGACCAGCAAACTTATCATTGTCTTGGTTCTTAGGGTTACTAACACGGGCCACGTATGCCATATGCTGTTCAGCATCAGGAGTGACACTAATTAATTTAATTTGACTACTCATTAAATACCTCATCATAATCATCTGGTGGAGGAGTAAATGCTAACACATCTTCATCAGCATAAACTTCAGATTCTAATTCAGTTACTATCTCTTTGAGAGCTTGTACTAAAACTTTTAATTTTGCCTTATTCATCTATCTCTTTTTGAAATAGTGATTGATAACCTCTAATTGATCATGATATCTTGCAATTTTATCTAATTCTACTTGAATTGCTTCAGTAATATCTGAATGTTCACCAATACCCATAGGATGTTCTAGATAAACTTCAACATTTGCTTGATGTTTTGCTATCTCACCTTTTGCATGGGACTGAACCGCATGTAGTAATTGATCTCTCATATGTAACATAACTTATACCATTTTTTATAATTATACATTAAAAAAGGGGGTGTGTAAACCCCCTTTTTAACTTAACTGCAAGGAATTGCCTTGCTCTTCACCTTAAGGCCACGATACATAAGATCGTGTCTTTGACGTTGTGCTGCTTCTGCAAGCACTTTTGTGTTGTACTCGTCAGAGTCGTACTGAACTCCACGGTAAGTGACTTGTGCCATTGGCTTTCTCCAAAGGTAGGGTGGATACCCGTTCCTTCAGTCGGCATTTGCGTCCTCAAAGAGGATGAACGATCCGTTCCGTGTCGGCTTACTTGCGTCCCTTTTGGGATGAACGTTGTGTTAATACTAACACACTTATACTATATAGTCAAGTAATTTTGTATTCTACGATACAATTTTATAATTGTTTACCGTTTTTATCCACCAAAAGTTGAGATGCCTGAAAGAGATTAGACTTTCTATACTTCATAGCCTTTTTATATTCTTTTACAAGTTTAGCAACCTCATCCTTAGATACACTCACATTTAATTTACCACCCTTATCAAATCCCTTTTGCCCCTCTGGTTGTTGCTCCAGATACTCATTAATACTATTCTGGATCTCTCCTTCAATAATATCATTAATTTGTTGTTCTATTTCTTTATCATTCATCGATACGAGGCCTCCTTTTTCTTTTTTTCCTTTCAGGTGGTTTAACATTCCAAAGATTGGGTTTTATTGTACCATATCCATAATTAATAGATTTAACTGACCCTGCTCCATATTTATCATAGTACATATCAAAAACATTTGCCATCTTTTCTGAACGAGTCACATCCAAATGTTCTTTTCCATCTACACTGTAGATAACATTAAAGGCATCTGTAGGAAGTTTTCTATCTTGTGCCTTTTCAAGAGTAGTTTTTTCTAAAACAATCTGACATGAATATTGTTCGGTATTTTTTTCAATTTGTTTTGGTGGTTCTGGTTTCTTCTCAGTCTTTGTGGTCATGAACGTCCTCCCCATTGAATATCAGGATAGGCCTGCTGTACCATCTCATAAGTAATCTTATACTGACTCTCCAAATTCTTATCCTTTACCAAACATATAATCTTAGCCTCTTCAGGATGAAGACCCTCAAGCATCTGTATAAACATTGTCTCTCTACGAATAGCACTGAGTCTATCATTACCACCCTTTACAAAATGATAAAGATTTTTCCATTCTCTACGAAGAGAAGTGTGATCAGTACCTACAGGAACCTCATTCTCTTTATATGGAACAGGGCCTTCAGGAATAACTGAAATCGCTGTTGGATCAAAATTCCAAATAAGAATTGCCTTTAAAGCAAGATCATCATACTCTTTAAGAATTTCAATTTTCTTTGCTTTAGTTCTTTGTTTATCTACCAGTTCAAGAATTTCATGAACAAAAGGATTAGGTGGAAGTTTAACTCTTGTCTTCCTAGTCGTCGTCTTCTTCGTCGGTGTCATGTGTTTCAATTCTTAGGGCTAAAATTTCATCGGGAAGAACATTCCCATTTGCGTCAAACATCTCTGGATGAGTGTAGATCATTTGAGGAGTTGTTTCATATGAGTGTTGTCTTGCCATCCATCCTATCATACCTCCTACCAATAATGCAAGTATAGAGACAACTGTTGTAAGTGTCAATGTTACTACTAATGTTTCTGACATGGCACTCCTCCAAGAGTTATTTTTTTCTGATGTCCAAGTAAAAATTTAAATGAAATACAATTTCTCTATTCCAAAAAGAAAATAGATTTCCAAATTTTACTTGAAAGGTTTTAGGTTTTTCGGGTTTCCTCCTTCTACGTAAAAGTAATTCTACACCACGATTAATCTCCGTGGTTTCTTTATTTAGAGACTTTTTTTCGTCTTCCAGGTCTTCTGTCATGACTATACCTCACTGCATCTTCAAGAATACCTGCAAGGTATGCTTGTATTTTACGTGCTTTAGGTTTAGGAATATGTCCATAAGCCTCACGTAATTGTTTATGGTTGTTGTCAGCACCTCCTTTGATATATTCTTGGAGTTCTACTAATTGATCAGAGATTTCCTTCGCAGTAGAACTATGAAGGAAAGCATCTACTTCTTCTTTTTTAGTTTTACGATACTTTAAAAACTCATAAAATTTAAGTTGCATCCTACCATCAAACGCAAGTTCAATGGCATGTTCAATCATGTCATAAACTGTTTCAAAGTCGTCAACTTTTTTCATCAGACTAATTGGTTCTCCTTTAGATATTGAACTGTTTCGGTGCAACCACCGAGGTGTTGCATGTCATTTACCACAACTTGAGGAAAGGTAGATCCTTGACCAAACTGAGAATAAAATCCTGCTCTATCAAAATCCTCACCTAAGGTATAGATGACATGTTCTAACTTAGATAACTCTAACACCTGTTTAACCTTAGTGCAATAAGGACATCCCTCTTTAGAATAAACAGTGAATTTCATATTACCTATTTAAAAATTTATTTATTGTTAGCAACTACTGAAGCCCAATCGGCATCAAATAATTGCAATCCTTTGTCTGTAAGAACATGGTTATACATCTTCTCAAAGACAGTTGGTGGCATGGTAACTACTTGAGCACCAAGGGCAAAAGAAGTAGAGACTGCCTTCACTCCTCGGATAGAAGCAGATAGAATCTGAGTTTTGATCCAATGCTTATTAAAGATCTCAGCAATGTCACTGATTACATCTAACCCATTAACTGAGTTATCGTCAAGTCTTCCTACAAAGGGTGAAACATATGTTGCTCCTGCTTTAGCAGCCAGTATTGCCTGTGCTGCATCAAAAATCAATGTAACATTAACCTTTGTACCGTCTTTTGCTAACTGATTACAAACATAAAGACCATCTGGTGTACAAGGAACCTTGATAGTTGCTACTTCTTGGAACTTAGAGGCAAGTCTACGACCCTCAGAGGTCATCTCTTCACGACTTCCTACTACTTCCATACTAATGTCTCTTACACCTGCTTCAGCGAGTTCCTGATACACATCTTCAGGATCTCTACCACTCTTCATAATCAGAGTTGGGTTAGTTGTCACTCCATCAATCAGACCAGTCTCAAAATGTTCAAGAATGGTTGAGACATCTGCTGTGTCTAAAAATATTTTCATAAGAATAATTTACCTAG